CCTGTGTGAGTTGTGGCATTGACATTGGCACCACCGAGTATGTTACCACCTGTGATGTTGCCAGTTACCGAAACTGTGGTTCCTGTGTGAGTTGTGGCATTGACATTGGCACCACCTAAGATATTGCCACCTGTGATGTTGCCGGTTACACTTAAACTACCTAAAGTACCCACCGAAGTAATATTTGTTTGTGCGGCAGTTTGTAGTGTACCGGTTATCAATGCTCCTGAGTTACCAATTGTGGCCGCTGAGATACTTGCACCAGTAAAGGCAGCCCCTGCGTTACCAATTGTGGCTGCATTGACAGTTGTGCCAGTTAATGTACCACTTAGTGTCAGGCCAGTTAATGTACCAACTGACGTAATATTAGGTTGTGCCGCAGTGGTCACAGTGGCTGCTGTGGTGGCTGCGCCAGTCAATGCACCTACAAATGTAGTTGATGTCACACTGGTCAATCCAGCAACTGTCGTAACTGTGGATCCAAGTGTGAGTGCTGTACTACCCAATGTCACTGTGGCATTGGCCAAACGTGCTTGTGCCAATGTTCCAGTTGAAATGTTACTTGCATTCAGTGCTGTTAGTGCAGAGCCGTTTCCAGATACATTAGTAAAGTCACCGTTTGTACCACTTACTCGTGTTCCGCTTACGTTACCCGATGTTACGTTTCCGGTCACCGATAACGATCCCAATGTACCCACCGAAGTGATATTTGTCTGTGCCGCTGTGGTCAGTGTGCCTACGATACTAGTGCCTGATAAATTGCCACTTGTGATGTTACCAGTTACAGCCAAACTACCCAATGTGCCCACTGATGTAATGTTGGTTTGTGCGGCTGTGGTCAACGTACCCACGATACTAGTGCCTGATAAATTACCGCCACTGATGTTGCCGGTTGCTGATATGAGCCCTGTGGTAGAAAGGTTACCCGCGGCAGTATTGCCATAAAGAGTAATATTAGTTACAGCACCAGAAGTAGCAGATCCAACAGTGACATCGGTGTTGGATCCCGATGCTCCCAGAGTACCAATGTTGATGGTCTTGACACTACCTGAAGCAGTAACACCGTTGCCAATAACAATACTTTGATTGGCTGTACTACGTCCAATGTTGATGGCACCAGTGGCACCTGTGCCGCCCAGCGTGTAGACTCCCGTGGTCTGAGCTGTCATCTGATTCAAAGTACCAGTGGTAATACCTGTGGCAAAGTTTATTGTACCAGAGGTAGTGCCTGTGATCAATGAAGTGGTGCCACTACTTGAAGTAGCGGCATGATTTGGAGAACTAATGGATGTAGCTGCGGTCACAGCGCCCACGAGTCTTGTGGATCCGCTAGCATTAAAGTTATTGTTGACCGAAAGATTATTGCCCACATTAAAATCTGTTTCAGTAGTCCACTGGGGACCGTAAAACTGCCCAGTTGGGGTGTCTGTGGCATACTGGAATACGCGATCGTTATCATAGTCTGACACATAAGCCACACCTGCCGATTCATTCACATAGAGTCCACTAGCCCCACCAATAGCATATGGTCCGGATCCGTATATGGGCAATTGACTGTTGTAAGACAGGGTGCTGACATTCCAGGGTGTAGACAGATCAAACTGCGTGATACGATTGTAAGTGGATCCCACAATCCACATCTTGGTGCCATCGCTGGAAAAGGCCAAACCTTCCGGCACGGTTTCATAAGCAGCCAGTGACGATGATACCTGAACAAAACTGGCTGTGCTTACATTCCATGCAGTGCCAAGATTGTATTCATTGACATCATCACCAGTGGAGCCTGTTACAAACAGTTGGGTACCATCAGGGCGGAACCAAAAACCAGTGGGTGCAGATTCTTGACTACTTAGACTAAACTGAATGCTGGCAAAACTAGCTGATCCTATGTCCCAAGCTGATGATAAGGTGTATTGATCTATGTCGTCGTTGGAACCATCCAACACATACATAACAGTGCCATCACTCTTGAAATGCACATCATAGGGGCTTGTGCCTTGACTGGACACTACAAAAGCATTACTATACGTAGCTGTTGATACATCCCAGGCGGTACCTAGATCATACTGTAGGATATCATTGCCGGAGTTTCCCACCACATACATCCTGGTGCCATCGGGTTTAAAAAACACACCTCTTGGTTCTGAATCCTCTGAGGCAACGCTAAAGCTGGTCTCGTAGTACCAACCAGCTGTGGTAGCTACAGAACCAATGCTGGCATCAGCATTGCTGATTACTAAATTACTACTGGTTATGTTGCCTGTTACACTAACTCTACCCGTGACGTCCAGGCCGCTGGTGATAAATACTGCTATATTTGATGTACCACCCACACCAACAGTCACGTTGCCGCCAGAGCTTACTACATTAACGTTGCTAGTGCCGTTGCTGATGGAATTTAAACTTACTCCAGTAACTCCAATGGTAACAGTTCTAGTTCCGTTATTTCCCACAATAGAAATGTTATTACCAGCAGTCAGGGTAAGTGTATCGCCAACTGATGTGGCCAACACTGCTGTACCGTTTGCAAAGATATTGCTATAACCAAATGCAGCATTTTTTTCAAATACCAATGCCGTGGTTCCAATTACAATTGGATTATTTGTTATTAACTTCCATTGTGTGTCAGCGTTGACTGAGCCTTCAGTGACCATTACAATCATGCCAGCCTCAATCTCACCATTGGTATCAGCATCGCCAGTGCGTTGCCAGGTACCGTTGGATCCAGTTCCTAATGTGGTTACATAATATAAACCGTTTTGGCTTCCAGTACTCTGGCCTGCCACTAGAACACGATCGTTAAGAACCAGCGTTACCCCGTCGACACTGCTGGGAGCACCACCTGATAATGTCACATTTGATATCGTGATCACACGAACTGCTTGCTTGTAGTCAAGGTTCGAAATCTGTTGTGCTGCGATCCGTGTTAATGCCATGTATTCACCATTCTAATGGAGTATTTAGTCAAAAAAATAGGATCATTTCAAATGATCCTATTCTTGAGCTAGTGATACAAATGCTTAGTTTCGACCAATCACAACTTCAATTGTGCCCTCAGCACCACTAAAGTTTTCCAGAGCTTTACCAATAATAGTACCTGCACGAGCTGCATTATCAGCTTGAGCTGCACCGTTACCAGCAGCCACCATCAAATCACCCTTGGCCACAGTGCCAACTACTCGACACGGCACACGCCCTTGCAATGCTACCATTGCCACGTGTTCGCCAGTTAAGCCAGCATTCATAATGTAACTTGGGTTTGTAGATACTACACCTGCCACGCGAGTTGAACCTGCTTCAGTAGACAGTGTAACTTCCTCTTCACCACCAAATGCCAGCACTGTTCCCGGTGCGTACTCTGCATCAGCAACATATTTCTCTGCCAAGTCAGCGTATTGTGCAGACGTTGCTTTGGCAAAAATTGTATTAAAGAACACACTGGAACTACCAATGTTACCTACGCCGTTAGCGTTAGAGTTAACAATGTTACCAACTGTGAGTGATCCAGTGCCTAGGGTTAAACCACCAGTTGAGAACACAGCCACGTTGCTGGTTCCACCGACGCCCACCGATACGTTTCCGCCACTACTTGTCACGCGAACATTACTTGTACCACTTTGGATACTGGTTGCATCAATACCTGTTAGTTGGCTACCGTTACCCAGAATAAAACTACCTGTGATGTTGCCAGTAGCACTCACAACACCAGTTACAAAAGCACCGGTTGTGCCAAACACTGCCACGTTTGAAGTTCCACCCACAGTGATGTTGGCGTTGCCGCTAGGTGTTTGAATATCAATACTAGTTGTACCGTTTTGTACTCTATCACCCAAAATGTTACCACTCAATGTGGCATTGCCTGACACGGACAAGTTACCTGTGATGTCAATACCTGTGCTGCTCACATTAAACACTGTGGCGCCTGCAACGTTGCCTCTGATGTTGCCACCGGATGCAATTACTGATACAGCACTTGTGCCGTTTGCAATGGTTGTTGTGTCAACGCTGGTTGATGCAATTGTGGCTGGAGTTGTTCCATCTGGACCGTAGAACGCAATAGTGTTACCACCTGCCACGTTCTTCATGACCACGTTGCCCATAACAATTGTGCTGCCAGATACAAACAAACTGTCCCAACGATTGGTGATGCTGCCTAGGCTGTACACACCATTGCCAACTGGTACCAAGTTACCTGTCACATCAAACTGTATTGCAGTTGAGTTGCCATCAAATGATGCTCCAACTGGGCCTTGAATTGATGACACACTTGATGTGGTTGTCAATTGACGGAATTCAAGTTCTGCGCCCGGGAAAGGAGCTTCAGTAAATGTCAGTGTTGTTCCCGACACAGAGTATGCATTCACAGGACTTTGTGTAACACCGTTTATGGTGACCAGTGTGCCATTTGTTGTGCCAGTCTGTGGCAATGTAAATGCTACTGTTGTGCCATCACCAGTTGCTGCTGTGTTGACGATCACAGTAAATGCTGTTTGAGCAGCTTGCCATGCATTGGCTGTGTAGTATTCCAACGAATTACTTGTTGTGTTGAAACGTGTCATACCAGTCACGCCAGTTGCTGGACGCTGAGCTGTATTACCAACAGGTAACAAGATAGAATTGGTTGTGTTAAATGCTGCAATAGCATTCACTGTCTGTGCTGAACTGCCAAAACTAGTAGTACCGGTTCCAGCATCAATATAAAATACGTTGGCTAGTGTATCGCCATCAACTGCAAAGTCAACATCAGCATCAGCACTGTTCATGGTGATTCTACCAGCATTTGAGTTTACATTGCTGCCGCTGATTTCAATATTGCCAAATGTGCCTGACCCAGCTGTGGTTACGTTGCCGCCGGTGATGTTACCAGTTGCTGATGCCACACCAGTTACAAACACACCTGTTGTGGCAAACACCGCCACGTTTGAAGTGCCACCCACGCTGATGTTGGCATTGCCGTTGGCAACTCCAATATTGGCTTCAGTTGTGCCGTTAAAGATCTTGCTTGAAGTGTAACCTGTGGCAAACGCAATGTTTGCCAGCAAATAGTTGCCAATTAGGTTGCCAGTTGCACTAACAAGGCCGGTAGTGATTAAGTTGCCACCCGACACGTTGCCTGTTGCAGTGGAACTTTGCAGGAATGCATTACCAGCTTGGAAAGTTCCAAACGAGTTGACAGTGATAACATCGTTAGCAATGGTAACATTGCCGGCTGCAAACATGTTGCCAGACGAGTTATCCCAACCCATGAACGCATTGCCAGGTGCAGTGGTGTAATATGTTAACAAGCTACCACGATCTTTGCCGTCGTTTATGGTTAATGGAGCACCGTTCGCTCCGCCGCCCATTTGAATAACAGGGTCAACCACACGCAGGTCAGTAACGTTGATATATGTCAAGTTACCTTGCACTGCCAAGTTACCGGCAATGGTAGCATCACCGCTGGTGACCAGTGTACCTGTTGATGTTAAGCCAGTTGTTGTCAAGTTGCCAGCAGTTACGTTACCAGTTGCACTCAATGCTGTTGATACAGTTACAATACCAGTTCCGTTGGTGTCAAGATTTATATTAGCATTTGTTGCTGTGGCCTGTATGTTTAAGTTTGCCAGGGCATCAATAATTGCCCCGGTAAGAAGAAGATTACCACCGCTGATGTTGCCAGCAGTGACAATATTGCCACCATTAATGTTGCCAGTTGCTGTGACCAAACCGCCAGTTATTATGTTTCCGCCAGTGACGTTGCCACTTGCGCTTGACACGCCAGTAACAAACACACCTGTTGTGGCAAACACTGCCACGTTTGAAGTTCCGCCAACTGAGATATTGGCATTGCCGTTAGCAACACCAATGTTGGCTTCAGTTGTGCCGTTGAAAATTTTGCTTGAAGTATAACCAGTTGCAAACGCAATGTTTGCCAGCAAGTAGTTGCCAATCAAGTTACCGGTTGCACTGACAAGGCCAGTTGTTATTAGGTTACCGCCGGTGATGTTACCACTTGCGCTTGCTGTACCTGTGATATTGGCGCCAGTTGTGGTGGCTACTAGTACGTTTGTGCCATTGGGTGCCAGGTTAATGTTGCCACTTGAACCGGTAATGATACTCAATGCACCTGTATCAACAATGTTGCCTGTGATATTCAGGTTACCACCGTTTAGGTTGCCAGTTGCACTGACCAAGCCAGCAGTGACAATATTGCCGCCGATCACGTTGCCGGTTGCTGTGACCAAACCGCCTGTGGTTATGTTACCACCAACAACGTTGCCAGTCGCATTGACAATACCACCTGTGTTGACGTTGCTGCCTAGAATGTTACCTATAACATGCAACGGGGCAGTGGGCGAGCTGTTTAAAATACCAACCCTGTTGTTGGTAATATCAAAAAATGCCAAGTTCCCCTGAATGGAGAGGTTGGCTCCACGTTGCAGATTATCTGCAAGTATATTACCTACAACTTTTGTGATTGCCATACTTGATCCCCAATATAATGTTATTGGTATTTATGATCTGGGCCAGAATAACTAAACTGTGTGTTTAAGTTGCGCTATGAATAACATTGATGGGCATGCCGTCTGGTGGCGCACCTGAGAAAGTGATGTCAAATCCACCATTGACAGAATACACTGTGGGATCTTGATATATTGCCCCAATAAACACAATAATCTGTGCCGACTGAGATTCGGCAATGCTCATGGTAAATGTGGTTGTGACTCCGTTGCCTGTGAATGAGTCAACTGTGTAAGCAATTGATCCAGCTTGAGATAGTGTCACAAATTGAATTCCGTTAAAGAACTCCACAGATGCAATGTCAGTATTGTACCGAATAAGTCCAAAGCTGGGTGCCAGGGGTCTAGTGGCTGATCCGCCAGCAGGTAACACAACACCACTGCTGCCTGATTGTAACTGTCTGTTTTTAACGTAGTAGCCCATTAAATTGTAGTGTAACTTGTGACTGCACTCACTGCTGAGTTTCCACTGGCATTGATTTGCACCGTGTCGCCATTGGATAACAACAGTTTTTCACCGCCTGCATACAGTTGATATGTATCCAGCGTGGTGATTGGTATACTTGCCAGTACTTTGTTAATACTATTTGCAGTCCCACCGCTTGGCACCACATGGACATTGGCAGTTATATTGCCCACACTGTAATTACACAAACTTAAAAATGTAATAGCAGTATTACCCGAGCTGGTATAAACTGCTGTTGTGGTAGTTGATACATTTGCTGTTGTAATTGTCATTCTGATTCCTTAAAATATTATAGCAAACACAATTGCTTTGCTCTTGCTCACTAGTTCATCGTCAACTGAACTAGATACCACGTATAACCCAGTGCCGCCAGCACCAACTACTTTGTTGTACATCACTACTGAATTGGCCACACTTGATGGGGTTGTTCCAATGTTACCCAACGCCACATGGCCCTGAATTGTTAATTTTCCTGTGACTTTGTCAAATGCCAAAGCAGAGTTGCCACCAAATGTGCCACTATCGTTGAACTGCACAAATGTATTACTACCACCGGGAGTAGTAGTGGCCCCAGTAGTAAGGTTGGCATAGGCTACAATAGGGGCACCATTAGCATCCACACTTGGGCTCACTTGCCAGGCCAAGTTACCGTTATCAAACCGTATGCCAGCAAATGTATTTGATGATGTTTGAGTAACCAGGCCCTGTTGCTGGAATGTTGCATTGGCAATTATACCAGCATTGTTACCAGCCACTGTAATGAACGGATCATCAACTGTGAGGTCGTTTACATTGATGTATGTAACGTTACCTGTCACCTCCAAGTTGCCAGTAACGGTCACTGTGTGGGTGATGATGTTTACATTGTCGCCGGCCGAGGGGTCAACACTGGCAATTGTGTAATCTCCATCAATTCTTTTGTAAGTAGCCATCTATAGATCCTTTTTATTATTTATTCGTTTGATAAAGGTATCAAGTGCTAGATGAGTGAGATTTTCAATTTTTGATAGCTCAAGCACAGACGCCGTTGTGGGCCCTTGCACACGTATAAATTGCTGTCGAGGATGATCAGCAATAACTTTAGTTATCTGTTTTATCCAGTTGCCAGTGAATGTAGGGTGTGCCCCGTATTCCTTGTAGAACTCTGTACCTGCGTACATATTGTTAAATTTCCCCGATTCTGACGGACCCATATCAAATCCCAGCAAGTAGATTCGCACATTACCATCCTGGGCTGCAATTGCTGCGGCAATTGGCCCTGAACTAAATCCAAAATACTCTTTGGGGACTTTTTGAGCGCCGGTGTCGGCTACAGGACGACGAGTGTAAAATCTGTTGGTTAAACTGTAACCTGATTTTTGAATGGCCTGCGCAATAGGGGTGTCTGTTGCTACCAGGGCCGTGACCGTGTGTGTCCGGTACAGTGCATTGCAGCCATAAACTGGACCAATTTTGAGTAACTCGTCAACTTCTATGGAATCTCTACTGACTCCGTTTCCCAACACAAATGCTGCCATAAAAAAATCCTCCCTATTATGTAGTAGGGAGGATTTGGATTGGAAAATATTAAGATGTATACTGTAATATCTGACCCAGGCTCAATATATTTTGTTGAGTTGCTGAGTTGCCAATGTTTTGTGTGCCTGATTTTATTTCAGTACCTTCATCAGTAAAGAAGTTGATGGCATAACGAACTGGAGGAACGCTGTAGTCAAGTGCAAATTTATTGGTTAATTTGCTGATCCCAATTTCTGTACTGTCAGAGTTCACGTTCATTGTGATGTTCATTTCACCACTAGCTGGAGTTGTGTCGTTGACTAGAGCACAAGTTCCCACTAGGTAAACTGTTCCTGTTCCACTGCCGGCAGCCGTGCAAGTGAACGTGTCACCCACGCTGGCATTGGATGCAGCACCGGAGGCTTGCCAATTGGTAGTACCAAGACTAACAATGTAATATGTGTTACCAACAACCATGGCTTCGTCGTTGATAGCATTGACTGCGGCCACTAGGTATTTGATAGTGCCCTTCTGGCGCAGAATAAAAGCATCACGAAATTCACTGTCACCGGCAATAAATGCCACACATTTGACTACTGGATATGCTGTTGATGCTACAGATTTGGCACCGCCAACAACGCCAGCAAACTGATCCGTGTTAAACGTTGCTGGAAATACTGGATTTGTAAGTTCAGACCACATGTTAAAACCAATGTCAACAGTGGTTGATTTTTTTATTTTTAGAGGACGTCCCATTTTGTTTTCTCCTTAAAGAAGTCCGATGCGGGTTCTAGCCGCTACGCCGCTGGGTTTAATCATCAGCATAAAACACATTATTGTGTTGACAAGTATTTATGAGCAAGATAATAAATGCCAGTGTAGTTACGAGTTTAAATATGCACATGAAACCAAATGAACTAATTGATCTAGGAAACCAACACCGTGAACAGCGTCTGCCCGAACAAGCATTGGCATGTTATGCACAGGCATTTGTTCAAGATAGAACAAATGCGGCAGCATTTAACAATTACGGAAATGTACTGAGAGAAGTAGGAGACCCAGCTGGAGCAATACCATTTTTAGAAAGAGCACTAACTCTTGAGCCTAGATACACAACAGCAAAGTTTAACATAGCTGTGTGCCAGTTGTTGCTAGGTGACTACAAGCATGGCTGGGCTTCATATGAGTCTCGGTGGGAATACGAGCATTTGGCTGGAACGTTGCCTAAATTTGAGCAACCCAGATGGCAAGGAGAACCCCTTAAGGACAAAACTATTCTTGTGATAGGTGAGCAGGGGCATGGCGACACTGTTCAGTTTGTGAGATTTGTGCAACAATTAATTGATGCTGGTGCCAATGTTTTATTACAGGTAACAGCAGGACTAGTATCAGTTTTTCAGCCTGGTGGTGGAGTTGCCAAAGTTGGTACCTACACCGATGACCTAGGACCGTTTGATTACTGGACTCCAATCATGAGTATTCCCAGAATACTTGGTATCACATTGGACAACTTGCCAAGACAACTCAGTTACATCAGCGCTGATTCTGCACTGGTTGCACAGTGGGCCAAACGTCTTGGATTTAAAAATAAAATGAGAGTTGGCTTTGGTTGGAGCGGTCGTCGTGATTCTTGGCTGAACGGCCACAAGGGTATGCCATTCAACAAAATGATTGATATCATCAAACGCAATCCCGACTATAACTGGATAAATTTACAAGCTGATGCCACAGACGAAGAAAATCAGACTCTGACAGATTTAGGAGTAACTGTTTTTCCGGGCACTGTTAGTGGGTTTGCAGATACGGCTGCGCTCATGATGCATCTAGACATTGTGTTGTCAGTGGATACTGTAACAGCACACTTGGCAGGATCTCTTGGGCGGCCAACTTGGATAATGTTAAATGATTATGCAGTTGATTGGCGCTGGTTACTGGGTCGCAACTCAACCCCTTGGTATCCATCAGCAGTGCTGTTTAGACAAGAAAAGATGGACGATTGGGAATCAGTAATCCGCGATGTTACAAAACATCTGGGTTGGGCTAAAATTTAATTTACAACTAGATTTCCCAGCTTTTGCTGTAGGAATAGGCCCATACAGGTCTGCTTATTGTGTTGCTTTGAAATTCTTTGTTGCTGTTATCACTTGTGGCAGCTTCAGTTATCCTACAATAAAATTCGTGATTGGTAAAAGTATCCTGGGCACCGCCTGTGACATTTGCACCTTGAATTGTATAAGTTGCTAGGTCAGTAAAAAATGTCAGTAGATTGGGATTCATGCTTCGATTGCCAAGATCAGTATTTGTGTAACCTTGATACGAAATGCCAAAACTGTTATAGCTGTTGGAATTTTGTTGTCTAACAACTTGCCACTGTCCTGTCACTTGAATACGACACTGACTTGCTGGATATGTGTTACCAGTAGCAGGATCATAATATTCAGTTAACTCATTTCCAATATTAGCAATTGTCCATCCACGAGCAGCCAAATTCAGCTCTCCACCATTGACTGGTTTTGGCCTTGTGAGACTTAATCCAAACGTGGCCTGGTCATTGTAACCAGCTTGACTGAACCTCCACAATCCTTGATCATGAACAATTAAACCAGTTGATGCTGTGAGTTCTGCTGTTCCGGAATTGCCGGGCGGTGTATAGAATGTATTGGACATGCGTGTATTTAACAAAAAACCCGGAGTGTTATCCCCGGGTTTGTTGCAGCTTCATCAAAGCCAAGTGCCTAGCTAACCATAATCTAAATTTTACATAGTCTGATAATTCTGTATCTTCATCAACTACTTTGCCAAACTCTGCACTTCGTCGATTACGACCAAAAGTAACCTCATCATCAATGACAAGGCCACTGTCGTCTAAATCAAATTTACTTTGCTGGAGTAGCGGCTGGCTTTGCGTCTGCTTTAGGTGCGTCTTTCTTAGCAGCGTCACTTTTTGCAGGCTCGCTTTTTGAAGGCTTTTTCTCGTCCTTTTTAGCGTCCACTTTGGCTGGAGCTGGGGCAGGAGTTGCTGGAACACTTGCTGTTGCAGCCGGTGTGGCTGGCTTGGTTTCTTCTTTCTTTGCGGCTGGGGCCTGTGCAAAAGCGGATACAGCAAACGCTGTGGCAATTAGAGTTGCGATTAATTTCATAACAAGTTTCCTTTAAAGTTAAACGCAGATTTCTACCTGCGTACATATATAACGCCTTGCTATGTGTGTTAGTTGACACATTCTGAGTATATTGTGTTTATTTGTGTCGAACTTCTAGATACCAAAATTCTGGAAAGGCTTTTTCGTAAAAGGCATTGGTTATCTGTAGATTGCTTTCTTCAATGAATCGGTCAAAACATATGGGCGCAGACCCCATGCGATCTTCTTGTAACAAGATAACACCATCGGGTGCTAGATTTTTCTTTATATTTCTAAAAAAGTTTTCGTGTATCTTCCATTCGTAGTCGACTCCCAATCGATTTGTGTTAGGGTCATCAAACTGTAAACTTGCATACCAAGGAGGGTCAGACACTATGAGATCATAAACTCCAGATAAGTTTGAAACATTATCATTGTGAAATATAGAAACTGCACCTGCAAATCTATCAGGCATGTGTTTAATTGTTTTCTCTGCTGCCAACAAAGATGGTTTGTAAGTATCCATGAGTGTTAGATTGTTGCAGATGCCGTCGGCCAACAGTCTAAATCCAATAAAGGATGGACCAGAACACCACTCTAGACAGTTTTCAAACACACGATTAGAATACAGATGTTTAATAATTTTAGGAAAGTTTTGACCAAATGTTGTGCCACCGCCGTCCATGTACTCATCATAATATACATCAAAGTCATTGGCAACTGCTAATTGCAATTTGCATTCAGGAACATGTTCATCGGATTTGTTATCTTTGAGTACAATATTTTCCAAGATTGGTGCAAGTCCACTAGCAGTTAGAGCCACATGCTGGGCACCATTGTGCACTTCTAGTATTTCTTTTTTGATGTGGTCTGGTAACTTATGAAATTCGTGTTCGGTGCTACAGTTGGGCCAACTTGGATCACGGATAGCATTGTAAAATTCATTCCATGCATGTATATAATGTTTCATGCAGTTATATAGTGTGCTAGTTATCAGTCAACAAAAAAGCGCCTTTCGGCGCTTTTTTGATTGGGTGCAATCTCTGATTAAGAGAAAGACAAGTTGGACACAGCAATCTCACCAACGTAGTCACCAGCATTACCGAAAGATGATGCAGTGTTAGTTAGTTCAATGTAACCATAACGTGTCATGAATGACACGACTGGTTCAAATGTGCTTGGATCCAGAACAACACCAGAGCTCATTAGAGGAATGTATGGGCAATAGAATGCCGCTGCATCAGCCTCTGAAGAACCTTTGTAACCAACTAGCACAGGAGTGCTGTCAGATGCATAAGAGTCAACGAACACACGCATAGCGCCGTTCAATGTACCCACAAACTTTGTGTTTGTAGGAGCTTCGAATGTGCCTTCTGTAGTGCGAGCAAAAGCAGAAGTTGTAGCAGACTGTAGAACAGTCAAACTAGCTGGAGATACAACAGCCCAGTTACCAGCGCCACGACGTGTACGCTGAGCGATCAAGTTAGCAACACGGTTGATTAAAACAGCTAGAGCAGCGTGTTCGTCACCAACGAATGTAGCAGTACCAGATACAGTAGCTTGGTTGTATGTGAACTCAGTTTGAGCCAATGAGCGCAAGCTCAATAGGATCTCTTGGTCAATTTCAGCAGTAATTTCTTGTGCCAAAGCTGCCATGATTTCTGCTTCAACGTCAATACCGTGCATGGCTTGTGCGTCTTGAGCAGCTTCAAATGTCCAACGTGCTTGCAACTTGCGAGTCTTGGCTTCAACAGCTTGCTTCAAGATTTGAACGCTGATCTGACGACCGCCGTTACCTTCAAGAGTAGCAGTTGATGCACCAGAGTAGCCTTGTGCGGCTGTCTGTGTAGTGGCAGCGTTATCAGCACCGCGAGCGCCTGCAGAGTATGCAACAGCGATCTTGAATGGTGACAATGCTTCTTCACCAGCTACAACAGAAGTACCTGCTGCGGTCTGGTCAGTCATTGTAGATGCATAACGCACACGTAGAGTGTGAATTTGACCCACAGGACCTGTCATGGGCTGAACACCAACGATTTCGTTAGCGATAACAGTTGGCATAACACGTCGAATAACTGGAAGAATCACACGGTTTAGTGTAGCGATGTTACCAGAAACGGTTGAACCTGCGGAAGCGTTTTCCTTCAAGTACTTACGTGTATTCTCGAGAATCACGTTCATTGAGTTGCGACGGTTACCTTTAAGGCCTTCCAGGAGGGCTTCCTTGGTCTCGTCCCAACGGCTTTCTAATAGTTCTTGTGACATTTAAGTCTCCTTATATTACTATTACAAACCAGCCAAACGCTTGATGTCAATCACATTGCTGCGATCATCATTTTGCATTGTAGGCATGGTTTTATCACCAGTTACTTCTCGCACATTTTCGTTGATTGCTTTACGGGCTTTCGGTGAAGTATCTGCGAGTACTGCTGGTAGATATTTTTCATAAGCGCCTTTTAGACGAGCTGTCTGTACGCTTTCTAAGAGATTCTTCATAATATCTTGCTTCTCTTTGTTAAGAGGGGCAAGTAATTCTTCCATGACGTTTGCACGTTGATTGGATTCCTTAATTACGCGAATCTCCGACTCTTTAGATTCTACTAGAGTTTTGGCTCTATGTACAATCTGGGTGGCTTCACTTAGCTGCTTGTCTTTTTGCGACAATATAGTTTTTAGCTTACGCACTTCGGCATTCTCATTGAGGTGAGTATGACTGAATTCAGCAGCGTATGCTTCAAAAATACGTCGACCAAAATTGTTCTCACGAGCAATTTTGATATCTTCATGCAGTTGATTAAGCTCTTGCTTGAGATGCAGGGCAACAGCCTTGCTCATCTTGCTAGCACTTTCTTTTACGAATCGTGCCTTGAGATTTTCAAGTTTGTTACGGGCTTCGCTTACCAAACGTACTTTAGTTTCCACTAAGTCACGCTTGTCTTGGGCGAATTCCGAAATCTCTTCTGCAAGTGCTCGTACCACAAACTTCTCTAGCTTTTCCAAGCTTTCGTTGTGAGTTTTACGATCCTTGCGTAGTTCACCAATTTCCTCAGCTAACTTAGTAACCATGAAGTCGTTAAACTTTGTGGCTGATTCTTTCATTTTGCTTTGGAACTTGACGCGGTCTTCAGCCAATGACTGCTTTTCAGCTGCCACTGCTTGAATCTCCGCAGAGAGACTTTCTGTAACCATGCGATCTAGGGCTTCCACCATAACAGTTTTGTCATGCTCATAGCGTTGCGCAAACTCTTCGCGGAGTTCTGCGCGGACTTGTTCACGAGCTTCTATTAGTTTTGATTCCCAAGCTTCATTGAGTTCTTGACTAACATCCTCGTTGATCAGGCCACTATCGAGCAATGGTTTGATTGCATCTAGCATCGATTTCTCCTAAATCTTGAGATCCTTGATGAGTCGAGAAATCTCGCCCTTCAAGTATCTCTGTACTTTGTTGTCTTTGCCAGCGTCTCGTGCTAGATCTAGCACTCGATGTCCATGACGCATATTCATCAAGCCTTCATAGATGGCTTTAGGGTATGCATTTGGTGCACTGGGTTGGGCAACCACATCCACAGTGACAATTTCAAAGTCACTGACATGTCCGTTTGCCTCGTTAACGTTTCCGCTACCGCGACTTGAAACTCCTAACTTCACACCGGATTCCAGCATAGTTTTAACCAGCTGGCCCATTGGGGTGGGAAGAATTTTTAATTTGCCGTATCCGTTAGGACCATCCATCCACATTTCTGTGATCATATGGCTCACGCGGTCTAGATTTACTTTTAGATCATCTGGGTGATCAACTTCGCCCAGTACCGAATATCCACCTGAAATCTGTTCATTAAGTGTGCCAACTGCACGCTCAATTTCGTTGACTGGGTACACACGTTCGTTGGCGTTTTTAACTCCGCCTTGAATGCAGATACCTTTCATGTAGAGATCTTTGCCTTCAACGCCTTCCACAATCATGCGGGCGGCGTCAAAGGTTAGATTTTCTCGGAGGTAAAGAGCCATTTACCCGTGTCCTTATTGAATAACAGATTTGTTATTCACACCAGCTGCTTGTCCCAAGCTAGGCTTGGTGGCTGGAGTTGGCTTTTGAGTGCTTTGAGCTGGAGTGTTACCAACTTTACCAATTGCATCTTTAGCAGTAGGAGCTGGTCGTCCTGTAGCTTCAGCGCCAGTTGTTGTTACTGGCTTAGCCATTGCACCACGTGCTCCGCTGTTGGAAGCTACTACGCTTTTATTGTTAGCACCGTGATCACCAGGTGTTGGCTTAGGCACAGCTTTTAGATCAACGTTTTCGTTAAACATGCCTTCTGTTTCAAACTCGTCGTCTTCAACTTCTTCGCCGTCCATTTCGTCAGCAAATTCGTCAGCAACTTCGTCGCCTGGTTCAGCGTCCATGGCCATGTCCATGTCTTGGCCATCTCCGTCACCCATTAGGGATTCAAATTCGGCCATTAGTTCATCTAGTTTGTCTTCAAGATCAACCACACGGTCTTCTAATTCTTCTTCGCCACCAACATCGGCGTGATGATCTTCTTCATCGCCTTCGCCTTCCATGCTGATACCTTCTTCTTCGACTTCAACATCGTCAATTAGGTCACCTGCTTGGTCGCCGCCTAGGCCTTCTTCAATTTCTTCGTCAATTTCTTCGTCTTCTGCTGACTCGTCAAGTTCTTCATCGTTCATCATCTCTTCGTAGATGGTACGACTTTTTTCTACGACGATGTCATGGAAAAGTTCACGAGCTTTAGCAGTCTCGTCATTGATCACGTATTCGATCAGTTGTTCAAATTTGTTCATTGTATTCCTCCAAAGGTAATGGCTCAGTAAGATATTTACTACCATTCTAGAAATATATATGGTTATCGGTGTTTTTTTCATGAAAAATCAGTGTCGAGCACTGATTTTCATGTTACGCTGTTGGTTCAGCTACTGGAGAGTACTGTTGCTTTACTTTTTTAACTCTCTCTTTGAATTCATATTTACGAACATCATTTAGTCTGCGCAATTTGTTAATTTGTCGTAAAGTTAGTTTTGTCTTGCGCAAATCACCAAGTCGTGGCTGACTGTTATCTTGTGCAACATCTTGATAAGCTTCAGGCGATCGTTGATAGAGTTCTAATAGTATCATATATGATATTTATACAGATGGTGCACTTCCGCCAGGTGCTGCACCAGCCGCTGGTTGTTGTCCAACACCAGCATCAGCCCCAGGTACTGCACCCTCTGGTCCAGCATCTAAATTGCCTAACTCTTCACCAGTTGCAAGATCTGACTCAAGATCTGCAGGAGTTACACCCACACTACGTAAATCTTGACCAGTTGGCGGAGGTGCTTCAGGATCAGATCTTTCTTCCTGCCAGAGTTCTTCGTTTTCACGGATCTCTTCTTCAGTCAATCCAAGATATCGTTTGAGCAAAAATCTTTTGCTCAAATAAGGGTATGCTTCAAGTTGGGTAAATGTGCCAACTCGATCTTTGTCTAATTCTGCTTCACGATAGCTGGCAAAGTTTTGCGGGGGATTGAAGCTGATTGCAAACAATCCAGAATCAATGTTAAATCCTCTCCAGCGCATGAACATCTTGAATTCATCGTCTAGCTTTTGTATAATCAAACGCTGTAGGCGTTCACAATACTGATTGAAACGATATTCCTGTATCAGTGCTGTGCCCACACGACCATCATTCATTGGTCGATCACTGTCGTCCGGGCCAGTAGGCAAGTAACTACTGGGCACACGCAATCCACGACACATTTTATTATTGAAATATTTTAAATCGTCAATTTCTCCCAGGTTTGACCCACCAGGTAGTGTGTCAACTGACGATCCGCGGCCATCAGCTGTTTGAGGGAAAAAGTAATCTTCGTTAATGCTCAATGGATTGTAACTGCTGTCCATGGTGTGAGCACCACCACCGTTGTGGCTGGGAATCCTGCGTTGATGTATTTCATTTTTCACTCGTTCAACAAAGGCCATGGCCATGTGGCTTGGCATGTTGCCCACGTCAATTTTAAATACTCTACGTTCTGGTGCTCGACTCACACGATAGATAAGCACAGCATCTTCTAGCAATTCTTTTTGCTTGAACACCCGATAAATTGTTTCCAGTACACTTTGTCCAAAAGGCCAATAAAAGTCCAGGCCTTCGCTCAAACTAAGGTGCACAATGTGTTTAGCATCAAGTACTGCTTCGTTCATTGCTGCGGCAAATCGACTTTGTCCCGAGCCACCTGATCCGCCTGCGCCTGAATTTGGTGCAGTGTAGTTAAATGGCGCAACATATCCCGAGCTGGGCGGATTTGACTGGTAATCAGTTGTGGTTTTTGCTGCCATGGTCAAATTCTGAAAGTTAGGGTTTATATCCCTAATAACATATTGTTCAGGCTTTTTGCCTTCACTTTCATTGACAATAACTCGAGCAACCTTGGACATGTCAATCCAGTACAATTCAAATGTTTCTGGATCACGCACAAACACTTGATCACCGTATTTGAGTGTGTTGCGGAAAATTTTGAAGATACGTTGATCAAACTTGTTTAGTTTGGTCCACTGCTGTAACTGACGTTTGATAATTTTTACTTCATTATCAGTTGGAGTTTCGTTGTATGTTACTTCAAACGGTACAACATCTCCTTCAAGAGTTTGTGTTGAAAACTCTGCTAGAATATCCAAGCATGCATTGATTTCACTATCGCTATCCATGTTTTCGTATTGATTATAACGTTCAACACGATTTGGATGCCCCGAGTACACTTCAGGAAGCCTGCTTGCATAGTTTCGATATGCAACATCGGCGTGATTGCTTAGATCTGTTCTACCATTATTCCGACCATACCCTGGCAGACCATCTGCATCTCGGCCAGATAACGGACTCAATTGCCCGCCTACATTCGCAACTTTAAAATATTTTTTCCAAGACATAGTGCTTCTATTTATAGTTAATTTTGTGCTACACGCAACATTTGCTGACTAATGGAATTATTACTGCGTTGTTCTCTAACCATCTCTTGCATGGTTGAAATCAGTACACTTTGATCAATTGGTTGCGGTTGTGATATTTGTTGAAATGTTGATCTAATTTCTTGAACCACTGCTGTGGTGAGACCTTTGATAATTTCAGCAAAGTTTGGATCCATTTGAGTTGGATTAGTCTTACCAGGCGCTGACATCATGGCATCAATGCCTTTTAACATTGATGTATATTTGTTTGCTGGGCCTGCCAGTGATTCTGTGAGACTGCTAATTGCATCACTAAATTTTGGATCCAGTTGCATTGGAATTTTTTTGCCATCTGGTAACGGAACCACAGCTTCTGTACCATGCAATGTTGCTGGATATCCACTTAGCGGTCCAGTTAGTATGCCACCCTTGGACGCTTGTAAAACTTTACCTTCTCTAAATCCCTCAACTTGATTAATTGTATTCAACAAAGTTGACTTTTGCCCAGCATCTAGCGTCCCTAGTCTGGTAGTAGGAGGAACGCCCAAAGCCTTAACTATTGAATTAATGTAGCCTGCTGTGTTATTTTCAGTAGGTGGTGCATATCGAGATATTGCATCAGCAATGCTGAGATTGACATATTTGCTTCTAGAACCAAACAGCAATTCTTCTTTGGCTTTGGATCCTTTTTCCAGTGTTGGAAACACAGCAAATCTTCCGTCGCTGCCAACGGCTCCCATGCTCTGCGAAAATTGCCCAAATTCAATATTACCTGGGTTGTTGTTGCGCCAATTACGTGCGCCCTCACGACGTTGTTTATCGCCATCCACGGTACTAACTGTAGTATACCCCCTTCCAGCATCCACCACGCCTGCAGCTGGTTTTGCTGAAACTGGAGTTCCTGGTGCCGCTGTTGCCCCTGCCCTGCCACCTGTTGCTGGAGCTGTACCACCTGTTGCTGGAGCTGTACCACCTGTTGCTGGAGCTGTACCACCTGTTGCTGGCAGCCGGCCGGTATCTTTGAGAACCTGTGTATCTGACGCAACTCGCTCTTCTTTGGCTGCGCCAGCTAGCCCTTTGATACGCTTGCCTATACCCTCAGCACCAACAAACCCAATTATGTCGCCTAGTGCGTCACCAAGATTCTCAATTGCTTGTGCAGTAGCAATACTGGCTTTCTCTGTGAGTTTGGCTTTTTCCCAGTTGGCTTTGTCTTGTTCTTCAACCATTGCTGCTCGAGATGCTTGATCTGTTAGCAATTTTTCAGGGTTCAGTCCCAGAGTCGCTAGCGTAGCTGTTGTATCAGCCGCAGTTCTTGGTCTTTGAACTTCGTTTACTGGATTAACCGGCTCCTCGGCTGTTATGCCTTTTAAATCCATGCCAGTTTCTCGGGCCACAACCTTGATAAACTCATTCAACGATGTGGTAAAACCCTGAACTGCTGTTGTTGCCGCCGGCATTGCATTAAAGCCAAAATTCTGAATCTGTCGACCCATTTGCTCCATGGCTTTTTGAGCATCAACTGTTTTGTTAGTCAACTCATCTTGACCAGCAACTTGTGCATCCTGTGCCTTTTGTGCTTTAATGGTGTTGCCTTCAATTGTGGCTCTGTTGAAATCGCTCAGTTCAGCGTACTTTATAAAAGCGTCTGTTCCGTCGCCAGCTGCCTTGGCATAAGATTGCTGAATAGCTTCATTTTCGCGTGTGGCACGTTGCAATCTTACTAGTGCTTCACCTTGATCAATTTCTCTACGTTTTAAAGCATCAACAATGTCAACAATTGCGCCGCCGGTGGCCTGGAATCCTTTGACTGCCGCACTACTATTAGTAAATCCAGTAGCAGTGTCTCGCACTGCGGCGCCTAGTTCTGGAGCTATCTTTGAAACCACTGTTTGGAAACCCAGCAACTCCTTAGCAGCCTGTTCGCCACCGCTGGCAATCATTTCATCAATTGATGCACGGAAGCGACCTTCGCCTAGTGCGGCATCCTGCTGATCTTGAATGGCCTTGCGATTCATACCAGTCACTTTGGCCAGCAAATCCAATTCCTTGGCATATTCAACTGTGCCTTGTTTTAGTTGCATTGCTGTTTTATTTTGACTTAGCCCCAGGCGTGTCTGTTGAGAAACAAACGCTCCAGCAGCCTCGCCCATCTGGTCAGCATTGTATCCCATTCTACGAAGAGCGTCACCAGCATCGCTGTCAACAATATCGCCAACAATCTTACTAAAATCTGCTGCCCCGTCGCCCACAGTGCCACGGAATCTAGCTAGAGTAGCTGAATTTTCTGTAATGGATTTTTTGAATCCATCTAGGCTCATGCCTGAATCCAAGAACTGTTGTTGAACTCCACTCATGCCACGTGCAGTGAGTGCCCCAGTCTGGCCTAGATCATTAAAAGTTTCTACAGTTTTTTGTAGCTGGGTTATTACAAACTTGCTGCCTTCAGCTACTATTTTAATAGCACCTGAAATAGCAGATCCAGCAAGCGGAATGGCTTCAGCCATTTTACCAAGAGAATTGCTTACTGAATCAATGATTGGGTTTAGTGCAGTGAATTTGTTGTTGCCATCAGCCAGTTCCATCAAGAACTTGCCAGTGGCACTGGCAAATGCACCCAGTGTGTCCATTGCTCCTGATACTGCTGCGCCCAGTGTACGGAACGCAATATTAAGCGCAACACTTTCACCAGCCATGGCTTCAAGTTTCTTGTTGAACATACTACTAACTGTTAGCCCACGGAACATTTCATCAACGTATTGCCCGGCTGCTGTTCGTTGTCTGTTTTGTGCTTCTATACTAGCCAGTGCAGATTGATTTTCTGCACGACGATTGACTTCCCTAGCTTTTTTGTCTTCAATAGCAAGTTCTGCTTGGCTCAGTGTTGCCCGACGAGCAACTTCTCGTTGTGCGGCTGCTGCTTCTTCAGCAGTTTTGGTTGCAGTTGCTTGGGCTTTTCGAAGAGCTTCCTGGGCATCGGTAGCTTTGTCAACTTCTTTAACAAACTCGCCCATGGCTCGATCTTGCTGTGCACGAGTGCGATTGTTGGTATCCATGGTAGCCGAGAGTCGTGCCAGTGCATTGACAATCTTGTCAGTGCCGCGCTCGCCAGATTTTGTGTCTTCTGTTCCGCGAGTTGCACTCATAGAGTTGAGAACTGGCACCAATCGTCTCAGTTCTTCAATAAGGTCTAATAATTGTTGATCCATGGATTTTAACCTATAAATAATTCTAACTGTATATTTACCGTTAAGGAAAATCATGAACCCAAACCCACTAAGCCAATATTTTAGACAACCCGCAGTTTTCATCAAACTGCCCAGCCAAGGCAAGTACTATCCTGCTGGTGCCCTGGAAGCAACTGCAAATGGAGAATATCCTGTGTTGCCCATGACCACACTGGATGAAATCACTTACCGAACCCCTGATGCATTGTTCAACGGTCAAGCTGTTATTTCGGTAATCCAAAGCTGTGTGCCCAACATTAAAAATGCTTGGCAAATGCCCGGCATGGACATTGACACTGTACTGGTGGCTATTCGAACAGCCACTTATGGGCATGTGTTAGACATTTCTAGTCAGTGCCCAAAATGCGGAGAAGAAGCAGATTACGGTGCTGATTTACGAATTGTGATGGACTCGATTCACGCACCTGACTACTCTAAACAATTGAATCTCGGAGATTTAGAGATTTATTTCAAGCCCATGTCCTACAAACAAATGAATGAAAACAGCATGACGCAGTTTGAAGAACAAAAAACTCTGCAGATGCTACAGTCTGATGACAGCGATAGTGCAACCAAACTCAATCAACTTGGGGAAGTGTTGAAAAAAATCACAGCAGTCACAACTGCTGCTTTGGCTCAAAACATTGAACTGGTCAAAACGCCAAGTGCCCAGGTCAGCGACCTTGCACACATCACCGAGTGGTTGGGCAATTGCGACCGCACAATGTTTGCACGTATACGAGATCATATCATTGCACAAAAACAACAAGGTGAATTACAACCCTTGGATGTCAAGTGCAATAACTGTGCAAACGAGTACAAACAATCGTTTACACTGGACATGACAAATTTTTTCGGAGCCGCCTCTTAACTCAAACCACTGATCAAATTATCAAAACAATTGATCGTATGGAGCGGGAAACAAAAGGTATAAAATCCGACGTGCTTAGAATGTGTTGGGGCATGAGGGGCGGCTTGACATACAACGAGGCAATGCATCTAGGATACACTGAAAGAGAATTGATTGGCTTATTGATCAAAGAAAATCTTGATACTACCAAGAAAACTGG